GGATCAGGGTTATAAAGATGCAGGGAATTTATCGCTGTTTCAGGTAGACGGGTTTTCTGAAATGTACGGCGTGAATTCGTTTCTGGATCTGGCTGATCTGTTAGCTCACCACAACATTCCAGAATCTGAATTTGTTAAAGCTGTAAAAGATCCAGAATCAGCTATTAGATATTTCCCGTTTCTGGAAATCGAATCTGAATCAGAATACGAAAGGTTTTAATATGAGCGTAAATAATCAAGCTATCGGGGTCTGTTTAGATGATCTTAATTTTCCGCCAGAGTATTTCGAGCTTATTGGATTGCAAGGGGATTGCGTAATTCTCAGATCCCTTGAAGATCCCGATTCTGAGCCCCTTATCATCGACTCCAAAGGGTTCTGGCAGTTAACCTAACCTAACCCTAAGCTGTACCAGAAAAGCCCGTTCTAGCGGGTTTTTTTGGTACTGTTTTAGTTAGTAAGCACTTACACCAGAAATGCGGCCAGCTTTAGCTTAATTCTGGGGCTTTAGACGGGTTTCTAAGGGTTCCCCTAGGGTAGGGTATAGGGGATCTCTAAAAACCCCGTATAGATCGATTTAAGCCCGTTTCTGGGCATTTTACGAAAAGGGGGATCTAATGATCTGGATTTCAGGTATCAAAAAAGCTCGCTCAGCTAGAAAAGTGAGTGCTTACTATTCGAAAAACGAAGTGAGTGCTTACTATCAGCGAAGTGGGCACTCACTTACATCAGGGAAACAGGGACAGACCACTAAACAAGTGTGGTATTTACGCCACAAAAATTAAGCTAAGTAAGGAGTTTCCCGGTTTTTTGGCCAAGGTTTTGAATTTTCAAAATTTTGAGATATGCTCTCTGGAAAGGATGTGTAAAAAACATGAATATTATTCTTGACTGGTTTGTAGGGTTATTAGTTGTGGTAGCTTTTTTCGTGCTACAATGCTCGTTACAATAACTTGTGCTGGAAAAACAAGTTGTTTCCTGTGAAAAAAACCAAGGGGGTAAAAATGTCTGCGTGGTTGATTGCTGTCATAGGTGTGGTATATTTGGTGGTGTCTGTTGACCTGTTAATTAAGGGACAGACTGGGCTAGGGATAGCTTTTGTAGGCTATGCACTAGGAAATGTAGGACTAACACTGGCAGCACTAAAATGATTAACTTCTTGTTAGTGATGCTATTTTGCATTATCTTCGGGTTTCTTATCTCATATTGGGAGGATTAAATGGTTAGAGTATCGGGTGTGCCTTATGAAGTAGAATTGGCGGATCAGTACATGAACGATGTCTCAGAACTTGAGCGTGAGAACTTTATGCTCAGAGCTAGGATAGAGAGGTTAGAGGACGAGGTAAGAACGACTAACGAGTTACTGATTAAGTTAAACATTGATTTACTCAACGAAATGAACAGGAATGCCTCTAGAAAGCCTTAAAACTCCCTGTGTGAGCCTCTGTGAGATGTCAGAGGGGTTGGGTATATGCTTGGGGTGTGGAAGGCGTATAGAGGAGATTATGGGCTGGCTGGATTTGACTGATCAGGAACGAGAAACAATTATCCTAGAAACTAGGGACAGACTAAAGGACTTATATGGCAAGGACTAAAAAGGTAGTGGAAGAGGTGGTTCAGGAGGTTGTAGTGGCAGATTGTCAGGAGTTTGTGTCAATTGCTTTTGACAAGAATAACAATTTATATGGTATACCTAAGAACGGACAGTTATTTAAGTATGATTGGACTAATCAGAAATGGGAGGCGGTATGAGGTGTTTAAGCTGTGATAAAAACCTTACAGACTTTGAGTCTACTAGGAAATATGTTTCGACAGGCGGGTTTGTTGATCTTTGTAACTGGTGCTTTGGCAGTGTTTCAGACCAGATTACTGTCCTAGAAAGAGCAGATTTAGCTCATGACGAGGATGAAGGAGATGACAACGATTCTCATTGTGGGTTAGATGTTGACAAAGACTTTTGAGTGTGCTATAATTCTATATAGATACTAAACAGTAAGACTAAATAGAAAATTATTATTAATATTTACTTTAATAACTATTTAACTACTTAAAGGACTATTTAATATGAATGATGATGAACAGAGATTTATGGCTGAGATGCAAGAAGAAGCACATTACTGGTTCACTGTGTCTGCTATGGCTCGTCTGTCTTTAGATCAGGGTGTTGCCAAAGTAATGGCTGATGTGATAAAATTAATGCACAAAGAAAAATCGAAAGGAGTTAATTGTGGCAGAACAGTTAAAGGCACACCAACCCTGTCCTGATTGTGGCAGTAGTGATGCGCTGACCTATTACTCATGGGGTAGTAGGTGTTTTAGTTGTGGTAAGGCAACACGTAGCGCAAATGCAGAGGAACCAGTGCAGAAACTAACCAAGGTGAATACTAAAGTGACTAATGTGCATGATCTGTCATATGAGCAGGTTATAGACCGTAACCTGACTAGGGCTACCTGTCAGACCTACGGCATCGGTAACAAGGACGGCTACTACTATTTCCCGTACTACGGAGATGACGAGACGCTGGTGGCCTTCAAGCGTAGGAACATGGAAGACAAGCGGTTCAGCATCGAGGGTGACTGGAACAAGGGCGCTCTCTTCGGTCAACAGTTGTTTAGCAAGGGAGGCAAGTATGTTACTATCACGGAAGGGGAGTTTGACGCTGCAGCAGCGTATCAGATGCTGGGTTCTAAGTACCCTGTGGTTTCTGTTAGGAACGGCGCAGGCAACGCAGTCCAAGATATTAAGACGAATTACGAGTGGCTCGACTCCTTCGAGAACATCGTCGTTTGTTTTGACAACGATGATGCGGGTAGAGGAGCTGCTAATGCGGTTGCTGAAATCCTTGGAACTAAAGCCAAGATATTTAAAGGACGCTCAGGTATTAAAGACTCCTGCGAGTACGCGCAAGAGAACAAGGAAAAAGACTTCGTAGACCTGTGGTGGAGGGCTGAGCGGTACACACCTGATGGAATCATCGATGGTGCTGGATTGTGGGATTTAGTGAACCAACCAGTGGAAAAGTCTGACGTAAACTACCCTTTTGGTGGGTTAAATGACCTAACCTACGGTATCAGGGCTGGAGAGATGGTGACGATTACGGCTGGATCAGGGCTAGGTAAGTCTCAATTCTTACGCGAGATTGTGTATCACATCATCAACAACACTCAGGACAACATTGGTCTGCTGTTCTTGGAAGAGTCTGTCAAGCGCACTGCTAAGAGTCTGATGAGTCTACACGCTAACAAGCCACTACATCTACCTGACATCGAGGTGACTAATGAAGAACTACGAGACTCTTTTGACGCTACATTGGGTACTGGTCGTTTGTATCTTTTTGATCACTTTGGCTCTACTGCAATCGACAACATTATCACACGGGTTCGTTTCATGGCTAAGGCCCTTGATTGCAAGTATATTTTTCTTGATCACGTTAGTATCGTGGTATCTGCACAAGACAATGGTGATGAGCGAAAAGCCTTAGACGAGATTATGACTAAGTTGCGGATGGTGGTACAAGAGACTGGCATTGCTCTGTTCTGTGTCTCGCATCTCAAGCGGCCTGATGGTAAAGGGCACGAGGAAGGTGCAAGTACCTCTCTGTCTGCTCTACGAGGCTCAGGATCGATTGGTCAGTTGTCGGACATGGTGCTGGGTCTGGAGCGTAACGGACAGGCTGAAGACCTGAAAGAACGGCATACAACCAGGGTACGGGTATTGAAGAACCGATTCAGTGGATTGACTGGTCCCGCCTGTGGTCTTTACTATGATAGGATTACTGGACGCATGAGCGAGACTGTGATGGAGGAACTATGACTGATCAAGTCACCCCCTGAAGTCACCCCTGAAGTCACCCCTGATGTCGATGCCGTAAACATGAGCGAAACTGTTATGGAGGAACTATGATTGACTTTATCGAAGTAGGATTTAATAAATTTCATACCGAAAATCCTTGGGTGTACGACCGGTTGCGGACTATGTCTTTACAATTGAAACGGTCTGGTCGTAGCTCATATGGGATTGCAGCTCTTTTTGAGGTTCTGCGCTATGAATACGCAATGAAAACACAAAGCGATGATGGATTTAAACTAAACAATAATTATCGTGCACTGTACGCACGTAAATTGGTACAAAACGAACCCGAACTAAAAGAATTTT